CCTTCTTATCGCCGTCTTTATCAAAGTCTAGATAATCTGGCTTCTTGCCTTTTGACTCAGTCTTCTTATCTTCGCCCTTGTCTTCATCCTTATCATCGTCCTTCTTACCCTTGAGCATGTTTTTAAACTTCTCACGAGCAGCTTTTTGTGCTTCTGAGGCTTCGGAAACTGGGGCTTGTCCGCTCATCTTTTCAGCAGCAGCAATTGCACGACCAATCTCTTCTGGACTGCGATCTGCAATCTCTCTTAATTTTGTTAGTACATCAATCATTTGCATGGGTTAGATTCCTTATTTCTTAATATTTCTAGAGGTTGGTAATTTATTTTGCTTGGTGCCGATTGGGCTAGTTGTGCCTTGTGGCAAATCGTTTGAAGTTTTGCCGGTACTAGTCTTTTTAGCAGCATATGTGTATTGATACTTATTAGGTTCCCTGTTTGATAATGCTGTTTCTAAATCAGCAAGAACCTGAGGGTAAGTATTTTTTGGAAGATCTTTGTCTAAAATTGCTTTACCATCTTCTGCTTCACTAGCAATGGGTGCAACTAATACTTCTTGATTTGGAGTAGTTACCATTACAAGACTTGATGGTATACCTGCTGTATTAAATGCTGATTGCAATTCAATAGGAGTACAAGGATAGTTAGTAACAATATCAACAATATAAACTTCTGGATTTTCTAAATGCTCAAAACCAAATGCTTTTTGTTGTATTGGTAAACGCTTTGGTTCGCTAATTCCATCACAATCGTATTTTTGTAATACTGCTTCTAACTTGTCCATGCTTTCTTTGCTTAGTTCAGTAGCAATTCTGACACGGAACATGTATTTTTTAGTACTCTCTACAAGATAGTCACTGAAAGCTCTCATTATACTTAGATCCTTATGATGTATTTATGTTTTACCCGACAGACTAGCAATCAATGCATTTCTATCCCAAACCTTTGCTTCTACAGAAATACCAGGATCATCTTCTTTTTTATCAGCCATCTGTTTCATTAGGCGCATCTTAAGTTCAGTTTCTTTAAGTTTCTTTTGTGCTTTGCCTAACTTAGCAGTAACAGCATGTCCTAACATCTTACTTGCACTATCGAATATAGGAGCACTAAAACGTGGTTCAGTGTTCATACCTAAACTCATCAAACTATCAAAACTTTCTAATGCTCTTGTAGTAATATCATCTAATTCTTTATCTGTTGTATTCTCAGGTTCAACAGGCAAAGTCGCTTCTATACTACTTGCAGTTGCAATAGCATTTTTTATATCTTCTTTAGATATATCTTCGCTGCTTACTTCAGGTAAATCAAAAAGGTCTTCGAGATTTTTATTCATACAAGTAATTATCTTGTTTTAAACTTCTTAGTCTTTTTAGGATTATGAAACATATCTGCTTCAGTTACAATTCTAAAAGTCATACCTTGGCTAGCACACCATTTACGTGCTGCTTCCCATTTAAATTGATTTAAAACAGCCATCGCTTGATTACGCTGGCCTTTGCCAACAGTTTCCATTACTTCACTGCTGGGTTTAATTTCTACAAGTTCTGCTCTCTGCTTACCTTCTTTAGTCTGATACATTACAAAGAAGTCAGGAACATATATCGTATTCTTTTTTGTAAATGGATTAAAATAAGGTATATGTATTGATTCACTTGCCCAGTTAACTACAGCAGGATGATTATCACAGAAGTTCATAAAGGCCCATTCCCAACTACTGCGATATGTAGGAGAACCTTTACCTGCATATTTTTCAGGATTTTTTAAGGTAAATTTACCTTGGGCATACTTGCTCACGGAATAATATTCCTATCTACCCAAAAATTAGTTATATTAGCATTAGCAAAACCTAATTTACTGTAAGCATCTCTTGTTCCATTAAAAAATGTAATAACAAGTGATTTAATATCATTTGTAGTATCAGTTGACAGTTGATTAATAATTGTTAATGGATTTAGTTTATTATTGTAAGTCATAATAATCAAATATTGAGTTAGTTGTTGTGCTGCTAAATCTGAAGTGCTTCTACTTCTAAAAAAATTATATATTTGATTATATGTACTAGAGTCAACTGTGAATTGTTTACCATTGAAGGTATTAAAAAATTGTTGAGTTTCAGTTGTATTATTAGGTAGACTTGAAGTTGTTGCCATACTATTATTTATAGTGCAACAGGCACACCTGTAGTAGGATCTATTATTACTGTAGTTAATATATTTGGATTAACTGTAATAGATGGAGTTATTGAAGATATACCCTGCAATTTAGTATTAATGATATAATTTTCTGCTACAGTTGCAATTGCGACAGCAGAACTAAGATTAATGCTATTTAGATAACTTTGTGCTAATGCAATTTCTGAATCAGAATAACCTTTAGTTTGTAAAATATTTTGCCAACCTAAACCATTATAAACTGGCTGCGTACTAACTACTGGATTTGCAAAATTTATCTGAACTGCAACTGAACTAGCCTGTCCATAATTATAATTTCCTACAGAAGAAGGATTATTAATATATTGTTGTGCAACTGATGTTAAATTATATGAAGGACCCAAATTTGCCTGTGCAATGTATAAACTTGCAGCATTTATTTGATCTTGTGTATAGCCTTGATTGTATAGTGTATCCTGCCAACTATTAGGTGTATATAAACTACCAACCTGTGCAGGAGAATAAACTGCTTGCCCGCTGCTTGTAGATAGTGTTCCATCAGAATTTGTATTGCTTATCGATCCATAATTTAAACTGGGCGAAGTTGTAGACGATGGAGTTGGAAATGAAAATCCTGAAGAAGATGGGTTATTTGGGGCAGTTGCACCAAGGGAATTTATTTGACTGTTATTTAAGAATGGTGTACTTGAAGGATTTGAATTATACGCAGTATTCATTGTCGCAGGACTATAAACCATTTGACTTAAACCAGAAAGATTTTGAGGAGTTCGATCGGTCGTTGTAGTATCATATGTATTGTTAGTTTTTTGATTTAAATTAAAAGTTTGAGCGCCTGGAGCAATTGAACTTGGATCTGTATCGTATGCTTCAGGTGCTGCTTGACCAAATCCTGGAATTCCATTCTTGGCCTCAACTTCTCCTGCATATATTACACCGGTATAGTGAAATGTCATTGACGCTTCCATTATACCCGTATTCTCACTGTAATCATGTGAGTCATGTGAGAACGAACTAATAATAGGATTTTCTAAAGTAATTAATTGAGTTGAATCGGTATGATACATACTGTAGATTTCAATCTTGTCAATATATGGAATTTTAACTCCGGTATCATAACCCCAACGATTTGACTTTGTTTGTAGATACTTGTCATCAATTTTATAATCTGTGTCATTGTATCTACTATCGTTATAATAAAATGAGTAATAACCTGCCCAAAATTTTCTTAAATTTCCAATGTTATCGTCATGAAATTTAATAGTTACAGGATTATATTTGATTTGTTTTTGTATTAAAACTTTTCTATTATATTGATTTAAATCTTGAACCTCAATTTCAAATTTTGGTAATTCAACATTTTTAACCAAATAATTTAGTTCACTAGCAGTTCTATCAACATTTACTTTTCCGTAAACATTTTCAGCATTAGGATTGATTAGTATTCTAACATAAAAACTAAATTTACTTTTTGGAGCTCGACTAAAATCGTTGCTACGAAAAATACGTGCGGCATGTCTATAATCCCGCACATAATTATTATCTGCTCTGGAACCTATCGGACTCCAATTAACCATAGTTACCTTTAGCCAGTAGCAGTGGCGTTAGTGTTCACTGGTCTATCAACAAATACACCTACGCCAGTACCAAGTGGTGTCTGCAATGCGTTATCGTAACGTAGCGACATAGTAATAGTTGCAGGTTCATTATCTTTATAATCAAAGTTATTGTAATTCACTTCACTAATAAAGCAACCATACAATTCCCAAGTTTCAAGAACATTTGGTTGAATAGTTCCATTACCACCATCGAGTACTTCAAAGATAGTTTGAAACTTGTAGTCGATACCTGCAAATGCACTTGCTTGTTCAGCAAAGTCAAACTGCTTTTGAATCTGTTCGCCAACCAATTGTGAAACTGCACCATTTGTATCGTCACGAAGATTAACTGTTACAGGCTGCCATTCTGGTTTGCCCTGTAGGTACATCTTGCTATTGTATACATCTAGTGTAATTGGATTGAAATTTAAGTTAGGACGAGTAAAATCCATCACTTGCTTTGAAAGCTCAGATGACGGATTAGTAACGCCAAAATTTAAGAATGTAACTCTGAAACGATACTTTAATTTAGGCATTAGTAAGCCTTGAGTGCTACTACTCTGATCGGTATCTAGAGGTACTGTCATTTTTAATAAAGATGCAACTGCCATCATTATCTCCTGTTGTAATTATTTATAGTCTTTGATGAATATTTTTTCGGGGCGTTTCCGTGAATAGAGGCCCCGAAAGGCCTCTATTTTATTTTTAATTACTTAATTGGTACTGAAGGAGCAATATTACCTGCTGCTAACTGTCCGGTTGCTTTTACGCGAACTGGGATATAGATAAATTCAACAGCCTTAACAGGTTCAATTGCAATATCAATGTGTAGTTCATTACGGTCGATTGTTGCGTTGGTATTGTTAGTTCTATCGCAAACAACCAAGAAGTCATAAAGTCCGCGACGACCAGCAACATCATTTAACAACTGATCACAAATTGCCTTAGCCTTATCACGAGTAATCTTATCGTTAGGCTCAAACACTAATGGACGAACAATTTGCTCTAGTCTGTCACGTAGATAAGCAACTAGACGTGCAACATTGATACGATCAAGTGCTGTAGCAG